GATAAAGATAAAGTGTCGAATTTTAAAATTATTGCAAAGATAGGTATGCCCTTTAATTATTATTGTTACTTTTGTTTTCGTCGAATTATAAAAATTATTGCTTATGAAATTAGACTCAACAGTTCTTACTGTATTTCAAGAGAGATTCAGTAAAATGCCTCACAAGTGTCCAATTTGTGGCTGTGAGAAATTTGGTATTAATGACATTGAGACTCAGGTCTTAGGGTTCAATAGAAGAGGAGCCGATATACTGAATAACGGAGAAGTTAACCAAATTCCTGCTATTGCAACTCATTGTATGCACTGTGGTCACATCGATTTGTTTGCTATTTCTATGGTAATGAACCCACTTGTCAAATAAATGTTTGACATTTCCATTCTGTAAGTTGCAGCACTGCGTCTTCTTTTTGATACAGTGCTCTTCTTTAGTCTTTTACCTTTTCCCATATTTTATTCTTGTTATACGTTAATAGACATTCTTTTAATATGCGCAAAACAATCATCCATAGCCTTGTCAAAAACTTCTTGACTTATGATATTTTTCTCAATTCGTTCCACGTATTCACCTGCGTAAGATGCAAGTTGGATGCTTGAATCACTATTACTTACATCTTCTCTGTTGTCAAAATATACATGGATGCAATCATATACTACTTCATCACCAATTTCATCAGTATTTACCCTAGCTATCGATGTGATTTTTTCGTAAGAAGTATGCGCCATGTGAATACACTTTCCAACGAGATATTGATATTTTGCCTTTTTTTTATCGGCTTCCTGTTTCTTTAGCTTCTGTATTTCAGCTTCTAATTTCTGTATTCTATTCATTTTTTATTTGTTTTACTCTAAACTTCAATTTCAAACTGCTCACTTTTAGCCGATGGCATTCGTTCAAGTAAAGATGATCCAACTGATACATAATACCCGTTTTCATTCTTGAGCGGAAGCCAAGCGCAATAAATTCCAGTCTTTTCATCCATAACAGGAATGCCAAACTTAGAAAGCGGTTCGCCATCAATACCTCTAAATTTTTTACGCCACTTGTCAATAAACTCTTTAGCATCCTTTTTGCGTTTATTCGGTTTCCAAAGAGGATTATCCTTGTACTCATTATTAGGAGAGAGTTTTTCTGGAACAAACGATTTCTCATTGAAGCCTATCAAATTGTAGCTCCACTCTGCAGTTATTCCAAACACCCAGCCATAACCGATAGCATCAGGTCTTGTACCGCAGTATTCTTGTACCATATCCTTTGCTTCTTCCTGTTCACGTAGAAGCTGCTCATTCATTTGTTTCAGTAGTTTCTCAAGCTCTGAACCTTGTTTTGCTATTATCTTCATTTTTGTATTGTTATTAGTTAATCCATTTCTGTTATTATACATCCAAACAACGCTCCTAAGTATTTCATGCCAAGATCGGAAACATAGTATGTGATTTGTTTCTCAATTTCAAATTCTCTTTTTGTAGCATATCCAAAAGACACAAGTTCTTCCCAATCATTATCAGGCTTAGAAACTATGTATCTGTTTCGATAAGAACAATATCTGTTCTTTTTCATATTTTCGTAACCAAGCCCAATAGCATGTTTCATCTTTTCTATTTGCCCAAATGACAATTTTATATCATTCATAGTTATTCCTCCTTTTTAATCTCTAATGAGCAAAAACCACCGGTTTCCGCTCGTATTAATACTTCATGTGCAGAAATGGCTTCTTTTTGCACATGTTAATCTCAATTCATTTTCCTCTTTCTATTCCGCTCGCTCTGTACCTCTGCCATACACATCTTGCACCATGACGCTTTCAGATGGTATTCCTTACCGTTACGACGGGCTGTCCTATCGAAAAACCGGGATAACGGAAGCGCTCTACCACAGCGGGTACACAGCTTACGCTCCACTCCGTCAACGACCACCCGGTTACGGGGTTTCCTCCTCACGATTTCACATGGCCCGCATTCGGACGCACCGTACCTCCTGCAATATGCAAGTGAGTGCTTGCCGCACTTGGAGAAGGAGGCGCAATCCGAGCGGGGAATTGTCTGATGGATATTCATACGGCATTCTTCATTATGTCAGTTTGCTGTCAAATATCTTAATGCACTCAAACAGATAATGCGCAATTATCGGCTGAACCGCATTGCCTATACACTCCGTTCGGTCCATCCTATCGGGAACCCCATTAGACTTTCCAGCAAATTTGGGTGAGGGTATTGACTGTCTTGTTCGCCATCCCGGATATACTCGTGTAAATTGCCCCGATAAGTAGGGCTTCCGAAATACCGATTCTTGAGTGCCCCGTTTGCCGTTGATTTCGCTGGGGTAGGCAATACAATATAATCGCTCCCTATTCTGTTGTATGCCAAAGTCGGTGCCAGATAGACATTGCCATTCCGCATCATACCCGATTTCGGAAAGGTCGCATAGGATTTGCTCGAACCCCCGAACAACGAGCATTGGGCTGTTTTCAATGAGCACGTATTTAGGTCTAACTTCCCGTACAATTCTGAACATCTCAGACCATAGGCCGCTTCTTTCACCGACAATTCCGACACCTTTTCCAGCAATGCTGATGTCCTGGCAAGGGAATCCACCGCTGATGATGTCAACAAACGGAGGTTTTGAATACGTTCTAATATCTCTGTTGATTTCATGCTCTTCTCCAAAGTTTTTCTTTATTACTAATGATTGATAATCCTCAAATTCACAACTCCACTCGGTCTTTATGCCGGCAAGTGCCGCACCTAATCCAAAACCTTCTATGCCGCTGAACAGAGAGCCGTGTGTTAATCTTTCACTCATACTTCTGATTCTTTAGGTTTCCAATCAGACGGTAATTTTGCCCACTCACGGAACTTACCGTCAAAATCGTCCATGTCCCTGAACATATCCATCTTCGATTTCTCTGTCTCTACGAGTGAGGAGAATTCCAGGAAGTACATGTCGGCGCTCTTGACAAAGCTGTTATGAAGCCTTTTCAAATTTCCGAGAAGCAGTCCTTTGGCGTTCATCAGGTCTGCCGCTTCCTCCACCAGCATATTGGCTTCGCAGTTCAGTATGTGTGCGGCTGAAAGGAGGCTGTTCAATCTGTCTATGCTGCCATCAGCCTCGGCAGCTTTAATCAAATCTTTCTTTGGTTTCATTGCTCTTATGTTTTATATGTATCTGATTTACAGATATAAAATTACTCATTTAGCGACTTGTAAACAAACGTTACCGTCTTTATTTCCAAGGCTTTATCTTTAATTAACTTGTTGACATATAGGAACCTCCTATACGTTTTGAAGCCCTTTCAATAGCATCCTTATCACCGATTTCGACAAGTTTACGTTCGCGTTCGAGATACTCGGAATAGGAAATTCTGTTTTTGCCATGTTCCTCCATCTCCTTTTGGCGTTGTGTCCGGTATTGTTCACGCTCATAGCGTTCGATGTCAATGCGGCGTTCTTTGATGTATTCCAGAAGGGAACAAGTAATTTTCATAGGACCAATGGCGCCATAAAATTGCCCATATTTCCCTAATTTGAATCTGGAAATGAAATTGCATATTTCCGCAAGGTTCATCCAATAATATTCACCAAGTACCAAACTACACAATTCATCCAATTGTGAATCATCGATACCTTTTCCTTGCTCTGCGTAATCGTTAAGACTGTCAAACTGTACCTTCAACCATCTTACCGCATTGTCCTCACCGTACACGGAACGAATATTTGCAAGCAAAGGAATGTTATCATTCAGGGCTATATCCGCAAGTGTAAGGTTTGATTTAGCCAGCTTACCTTGCAAATCAGGATTGTAATCAACCGCCATTTGGGATGGTGTTGGGTATTTCTCCAGTAGAGCCAACTTCTTTTCGTTTAGCTTCTTGCTCTGCAAGGAATCTTGCGTCCGCTTCTGCGAACTCAGCCATGAATCTAGACTTTCTCCGCTCAGAATCAATTCGCTTTTGCTCGTAGATGTTGCGAGTAACTGGTTTTGGTTCATAATTAGATTTCTTTTGAAGTTCAATATTTAACCATCTTGCAAAATGAGATTTTGCATCCTTCGGAGATTTCCTCACTTCTCCTTCGTTTTGAAGTTTATCGAAAAAACGCTTTAAATACATTCCGAACATGTCTATCGTAAAATCCTTATGACCGGAATTACGTGTATTCATCGTTACAACTTCTATCCAGCTCCTATCACATGATAGTTCATCATAGCATTCGCTTAATGTTTTGTCTAAAACCTCGGGAGGGGGAAACTTTTCTTTATCTCTCGATAGAGAGATTTCTTTTATTTCCTTTTCCTTTCTTTTTCTTTGTGGCATTTTCACCGAATCTAAAGACGTTTCTTCGGAAATAACCTCGGTTTTTCCGGAAATAACCCCGGTTTCCTCAGAAGTGACAAGTTCCTTTTCTTCATCAATAAGCGAATATTCGGTAATGCCAACTCTTCTTTTAAGCAGTTTGCATATATATAGGTATCGTTCTTGAATCCCTTTTGACGTAATAACCTGTTCTTCGTCATACAGTTTCTTGGAGAATAACCCTAGTGCCATGCAGCTTTTGATGACCTCCAGTATATACGCCTCTTCAAACCCGGTTTGTTCCGATATAATGAAGGGCAACTCTTCATCCCACCTCATGTAGTACCCACGCTGGTAGATAAGACATAGCAGGAGAGCATATACTGTTATAGCCTTGCCACTCTGATACTTGATTAGTTTCCTTATTCGTATGTCCTGGAATAAATCAACGTCCATTGGGAAGTAGCCCAAACCTATCTTATTAGGTCTTGCCATAATTAATATAGTATCAGAAATTCACCAACTGATTTATTATGTATCCGTCTATTGTAATCATATCTGAAAAGCAAAGGCTTTCAAGTTTCCATACCTTTGATGTGGGATTAAGGTATGTACTCCATGAAAGCCTATTAATATCTTGTTTATCATCAAATCCCACTAAGATGATTAATTGTTTTCACGGTGTAAAGCTACATAAAAGTGACATAAAAACAATCACTTTATAGCTATTATTTTTACGTGATTAACTTTTTTTCTAATATCCAGTCTTATTTAACCGCAAAGCTTCCTTTTCATAGCTCAATAAAGTACGCAATGCATCCAACTGATGCGAAGCTGAAGCATTAAGTCTATCTAGGCGGTCCACCAAAAATGATTCCTCTTCTGCGATACTGTCAAGCAAAGCATTTTGCACCTTTGCAGACAAGCAATTTTCTTGCGCTATCTTAATAATGGTATTTTGTATTTCATCGGATTTCTTCTTTCTGAGCATTCTTTTGGCTTCAGCAAGCATTTCTCTAGTTCTTACCACATACACCATAGTGGCGGCGATTCTTTCTTGTATTTCTACTGGATTATTCTGACATGTGATATTCAGAAAGTCGCTTATTTCCTTAATTTCCTTTTCCATTGTACTATTATTTATGTTATTAATAATATCATTTTATACACTATTTTTATATCCATACCACCTTAAATTATCAAGGATGATAGTTGTTATTCTAAATCACAATATTCGCTTAGAGCCACTTAAAACCAATCGTAACAACACTTAATTCCTACAGAAATTTAAAAAAGGCAAACTGCTTCCTTCCGTTTCGTAGTCGCCTAAGCGTTGGCTCCAGGCATTCGATTTCGACACCTCATGCTTCAACTTTTCGTTTTCAGCTTGCAGGCGATAACACTCGGCTTTGCATCGGGCGCATTCCGTGAACGCTTTTAACATCGCCATATATTGTTTATAATCCACTTCCACTTTCATAATGATGCATGTTAACAATTACAACCGGCTCCAAACCTACCGCCTGGATTGACGGTAGGATGTCATTAACGTGAACGTTGGTTTACCTCCATAAGGTACTTACGCTCTCTTTTATATGTGGCAAATTATTCCTTGATAAACCTGCCCCAAGCATTACTGAGGACAGGACACTTCCGCGTGCTTTCATCGCTCTTTAAGATTATCCCCCTTCCTCTGTTATCGAGAGTTCCGGGAATCTATTCCCTTTAACTTGCTCTGCCATAACATACATATAGCAGAAATCCGCTGCCTGCTCATAGGTTTCAAACTTGAAAACCACATTTGAGCCTTTTTTTGACACCTTGTATTTCATTGATATAGTTTATATTGGTTTCATTATAGCTCCATTAATACGACGTGTAGTTCTTATGTAATCATCAAGAAGCTCTTGTAATATGAAGTCCGGATAAACGTTCACAACACCGAAACGGTCTATGTTTACCTTATTCACTGGATAGCCCCTTTTTCTGCATAACCGTGTAGCATCATTGCCGAGCTTCGCAATGTCACTTACATAAATGGGAAGTTTATGCCTCTGTACGTATGCAGACATAGTGGAACACCCGTATTCACCGACAGCCTTTTTAGAAAGTTTCTTGACCTCTTCTTCGAGAACACTCAATCTCATTTCCGTAGATTTAAGCCTGTTCTCTTGTTCCACATTGGTCTTAGCCAACTGGAATATCAGTTCCGCTTGGCTCATCTTAACGGTTTGGTTCAAAATATCGTCCATTGCTCTTTAATTTTTGATTATTATAAATACATCTTTTTATGATGTAAAGCTACTCATTATCAACGTATTGACAAAGAATTAATCTTTGAAATCACTTTACTTAAACCTTAATTAACCTATTATATATCAACAACTTAAGCCACAATAACATTTGTCAATCACCTGCGTAACGGGAACCGAAACGACCATAATTGTTGTTGGTATAGTAAGAGGATGCCGGAGCATTGAAGCTGTCGTATGCGCTTCTTTTAGACGGTTGTGAAAGAGCAACCTTCATTGCCTCTTTTTCCGCTTGTCTTGCCTCTTCATCAGCAACCTTTTTCTTTTCGTTAGCCCATGCAAGTCTTACACAGTCACCCCAAGTCTTTACACCATGGGTTACGGAATACAGCTTCATGTACTTCTTAATCTTGTGGGCTGATTTCATTATGTCTGATAAATTGTAGCGTTTCATATTCTTTTTATTTATGAGTTATTTTTGATGATGTAAAACTACATTATAATGCCGTATTTACCAAACAAATACAGCATTTAATTACCTATTTAGCTTTAATTAACGATATTATAATGTCGTACTATCATTAAAATACTACATTTGCATACATAAAACTTAATATTATGGAGCTAAGAGTAAAAGAAATTACAAAATCAAAGGGACTTACAATGCAGCAACTTTCTGAAAAGTTGGGAGTTACTCGTGATACATTAACAAGGAATGTGAACGGAAATCCTACCATTGAGACCCTTTCCAAAATAGCAACCGCATTAGAAGTACCTATATGGCAACTATTCGCGTCTCCGGAAGAAGTGCAACTTACCTCAAACGCCCATTCTATCAAATGCCCGAAATGCGGAAATGAGTTCCCGGTTAGCGTGAATGTCGAACTTAAGACAGAAAACAACAGATAAACCAATAGTAAGCTATGGATGCAAGAGGACTAAGATTAGGAAGCTATGTACAGCTTACCGAAGATTTCAAGTTCGTAGAGACAAAGGCTCCTGCCGGAACTGTATGCAAGGTGGAAGCCATAAAGCGCAATTCCTTTTATCTGGAATGCAAGGCCGGTGACGGAGTTTGCTACAGTGAAGTTCCGGTTACTATGGTAGAGCCTATCCCACTGACAGAAGAATTACTCCAAAAAAGCGGATTTACAAAGGAATACAATGGATTCTCTTGCGGTATTGAATTATCATACGGACGTTACCTATATGACGATGGGGCAAATGGCGATAAACTATTTGTATCTATAAACTGTGCCGAATATCCTTTATCCCATATTCCCATTGAATATCTGCACCAGCTGCAGAATGTGTATTTCGATTTGGTGGGCAGCGAATTGGAGATAAAGATGTAGGCCCTTGAACTTATATCCTATTCGTGTGGCAATTGATTGTTTTTTATCGGGGAATTGATTAAATTTGCAGTCCCCGAAACAATAGAAGCAACATGAATCCTCTATGAAGGAGTGTAACCCGTAGTCAGTCGGGTTCCGGTATCTATGCCGGTGGGGACACTTCTTTATAGAGGATTCGCCATTTTTTTTAATTAATACTATGAGAAAGAATTTAGCTATTGCAATATGCGGATTTTTCGCCATACTCTGCGTAGGTAGTGCTATTGGAATGTATTATGTTAAGACAGTTCCAATGGAAATTGATTTGATGGCTGCATTGGTTGGAGTATTGGCTGTTCTAGTAACAGTGCTTGCTTTATTTTTAGCCGTAAATTACATTGTACTTGAAAAAAGAATACAAAGTAATATGAATAAGGAAATATCAGAAATGAAGAGGAACTTTGAAAAAGAAATAGCCTTGGTAAAATCGGAGTTAAACGAACAGATCAATGATATGAATTGTGCTGTAAGGGCATATTTTACTTATGCAAATAGTGGAAATTTCATAGTAAGCTCTCGACACGGTAGATTAATGGGATGTCTGGATGGATTAAAAGAGGAGGCAAAATCTAAGCAAAAACATTCCCTAAATACAATAATCAGCCAATTCATGTCACTCATACCTATTTTGGAAGACAAAGAAAAATATTTGCCAGATGACACTAAAAAAGAATATCTGAAAATTATAAAATGGACAGAACATCCTGATATTGACACGATATATGACTTTGTATATAATTTACCTGAAGAAAAAGATTTAAAAGGAAATACAGAGAAAGATATCACTCCTTCCAATGCCACCCCAACGGAGTAATGTCATTATCTATACACCATTTTACTCCTAACCATACAATTAAAGCAAAAAGTGCGAATATAACGATTAGTAAAATTAGAAAGCCCGTAACAGAAATCATATAACTTTTTCTTTTTCACAAAGATAGCGATTTTTTTCTTATTCTACACGAGTTGAGGAGAAAAGTATTCGGTATAATCATTACCTTTGCCGCAAAAATACCAAACCATGGCACAAGAAAGTAAATACTCATACGACGAGGAAAGCGTGAAAGCTATCGTCCATTGGGCTTTGACGGCCCCGCTTCCCAAGGAAGTGACATTAAGCGAATCGGAACACATCATCGATACGTCCATGTACGTCCACGCCAACATCTGCGACATCAACCAGCACTATCCGGACCCGTTCTACAATCCGGCGATTGACAGGCTGTACAGATTGAAGGAGGTTGTGGAGAATGATAACAACAAATAAGGGATGCGAATGCACCCCTTTACTTATGTCAACTAAGAGTTAATAAGATTGATAATACCTTGCCTACCAATTCCGGTAATCTTTCTATGGTATATGATATGCCCATTGTCAGCGACCTCTTGCTTTATATCAAACCAGCCAAGGGTTGCGTATTTGGTGTATGGAACCCATGTCTGATTAACTTTGTACTGTACACCAAGTTCTTTTAAACGGTTATTGAGTTCAATTGCCGATTTAAGCCCCAATTCTTTAGCAACTTCCGTACATGTATAGGTCTTATTGACATGAGTAAGAACAGCTACTTGTTTTTCCGCTTCAATACGTGCCGACCGTTCTTCTTTTAGCTTAGTGAGAAGATCGATACCAAAATCGGGATTATTAAGTATTTGGTCTATAACATTATCAGTGGCGTATATGCCATGTTTACGGATAGAGGGAAGGATTTCACTTGTTACCCATTTACGGAAAGTTTTAGCTTGTGGCTTGCGACTATCAAGTATCACGTCATACAAACCGTCTTCATTAATAAAAGTCATTTCTCGTTGTCTGCCAATGGAATCCGGGATGACCTCATTAGTAATGACCCCACCACAAAGTCTTGTTTTTACTTGGCTGGGATTTCCCAACTCCAAAACTTTGCAAATATCTACAAGACAAAACAAAGGTTCTTCACTTGTTCCGGCTACTCTTACTTCGCCAAAAGCCTCATTCTTAAAGATTTGAATGTTGTCCATAATAGTGTCTTTTCGTTCGAGGATGTACCGCACTTCTTCATGCGGAGATAAAAAGGCGAAAGCCATGCAGGGGGTTGTGGCCTGCACAGCTTTCTATATCTTAATCCTCTGATTAATTCTAAATTTAATAAGTACAACCCAATGCACTGTAAATATACGAATAATTTTCAAAAGTAACGCTTTAAGAGCCACTTTTTTTAGAAAAAAGAGAGGTGCAAACACACCTCTTACGAAGATACAGCATGACTTCACAGTTTGCCGTATCTTGCTTATATATAAAAAGCGTAAGTACCAACCACATTCACATCATTATTTTGCAAGCTGAAAACAAAATGTCAAAGAGCATTCGCGTAAAATCAAACCTACATTTATATGTCTTTTAAATAATTATTCACGACATTAATAAACTCATCAAGCGACCTGACAACCACGTACTTGTTACCATTTGCCTCACATTCCTTTTGCCATTCTCTTTGTACCGGTCTTTGGTATTCTCCCGGCTTTTTCATTTCCACACACAAAGCTCCATATAAGCGGTTGCTCTTTAAAAGGATTAAATCGGCAACACCGGGGAGCATTCCTTCATCTTTCATATATGCTCCGTTCCTTGCGCTTCTTCTGGCTGCGTTCGGAATGGCAAACAGTATATCTTTCAGTTTGGGATATTCCAATCTAAACCACTTTACGCAAGCGCACTGTATTTTATGTTCATCGTTCGCCGGTTTCTTACATGATTTAGATTTGGATGCAAGTTTAATCATCTCCTCGTATGTCATCGCTTTCTTTGTCTTGTGGGGTTACTACTGTATCTTTTCCAGTCTTGTCAACTACGACCTGCTTTCCTCCTACGGTAATGGTTGTCTTGCAGCCTTCCGGGAGTGACTGAATGAAATTACGAACAACTGGAGAGTTGGCGTTTCCTCCAATGGAATTAATAGTACGTTCTTCTGCGCTGTACGGATATACATCCATAATGGCGGTTTCCGCTACAGATGCTATCTGGTAGTCGGCCATTGTGCCTTTCATGCCCTCATCCAGTTTCTTCACTGCATCACGCAGGTCGGCAGCCTGCACCAATACCTGGGTAGAGGTTTTCTTTTCCGCACCGCTTTTCTCGTCCAGTGTGATGAAAACCAGTTTACATTTAAACCAGCGGTCGGCAGCTTCCTCTTCGCTGGGGAACAATTCGCTATAGTTGGCACGTTTGATGTCCGATACTGTGAACTCTCCCGAAATGAACGGCGTCATCTCTTCGATGATGCGTGCTTCCGCTTCCGTAAAACTGAGGGCATCTACCAGGTACGGTTCGGTCACCTTCTTGTTCATTCCATTTTCCATTACTTTCTCGTAAAGGATTTTGCATTCAAACCATGTATGCATTGCCATATTTTTTTGTTTTTAAGTGAAATAATACATTTTATTATTACCAGTACCAAGTTTTTTAACCCGTACTGTTGCCATAAATGGGAAATCTTCTTTTGATATTTTACCAAGTGCTTCTTTTATCGGAGTGGAATTAGTAAAAAACTTGCATTCCGTTCCTTCATGTTTTATCTTGACTACGTAACGGTTGTCTCCATGTTTGGTTTTAACTCCCGATTCGTAATCAAGTACTTCTATCTCGCAGTTAAGAATATCTGTAATTGATATTTGCTGCACTGGGAATATATTGCACCCCGCATTGATTTCTAGCCCAAAATCAGAGAACCTTTTCATTTTTGATTATAGTTTTTATTAGATTCTTTGAATTACAATGCTTTGCCCATCCTATCCATGAACAAATAGCCATCTTGTAATCATGAGGTACGGTTTTCTTCTTATTTAACTTTACCACTTTCCTGCAAAAATTTTTTTTGATACTTTTTCGCATGAGAATGTGGGTATGAAAGAAAACATAGCCTACAAAGTCAATTCCTCTATTGTCAACCGGGAATATTTGATAATTGTCTTTCAAATCCAGATGAAGATTATTGTGCAGATATGATTTCACATCTCCAAGCAGGGAATGAAGTTTTTCTTTATTTGATGCAAGTATTACCATGTCATCAGCATATCTATAATAATACTTTATGCGCCTTTCTTCTTTAAGCCAATGGTCAAAATAAGAAAGATACAGGTTTGCAAAGAACTGCGAAAGATAATTACCGATAGGTATTCCTGGAGCAGAATCAATAATACCGTCGAGTAACTCAAGAAGACGTTTGTCCTTAATCTTCTTTCGGGCAATATTCTTAAGTATCAAATGATCTATTGACGGATAGTATTTACGAATGTCCATTTTCAAGCAATATTTTGTATTTTGGATATCTTTCAAATCTTTCTTTAGATGTTTCATGACTCCATGGATACCTCTGCCCTTAATACACGAATAAGTATGTGAAATGAATATTGGAGTCCATATATCTTCGAGGATATTCATTATCGCATGATGAACAACGCGATCACGGAAAGGGAGCCGGTATATTTCACGTTTCTTAGGATCATGTATGATAAAAGTTTGATATTCAGAAGTAACGTATTTACCCTCTGAAAGTTCCTCATGAAGGGCACTTATGTTGTCATCCAGTTCTTTCTCAAATTGAATGACCCCATAAGTATTTCCCTTGCCTTTTCTTGCTTTGGTATATGCAAGGTAAAGGTTATCAATGTCATAAATACGATAGTATAAATTTCCAAATCGTTTCATAAGCCTTTGTTTCTAATAAGAGTCTTCGGATAAGCCCTACCAACACCGTTTGAATTGTCATTTTCCACCAAGAGGTGAGGTTCCTGCCCACTGAAGTATTGTAACATAGGTGAGACCTGCTACCTGCATTCGCATTCGCATTATCGTAATTCGAATCGTCGAAAGCGAAAGAGGAAGGAGACAAGGGCAGGCAACCTTTATATCCTATGCTATCTGGATGTCTTTCCAAATATCAATGAATTGCTTTGCTGCATATTCTGCAAGCTCGCGTGTCCGAAATTTAAGGCGAGACCCGCCACCCGCATACGCAATCGCATAAGCGTAATACGAAACGGCGAAAGCGAAAGAGGAAGGAGACATTTCAAACCAGGGATAATACTTATATTCATCATAATTATCCCAATCAGGAATCCATTCCTCGTTAAGGGCTTCTGCAATTACAATCATCTTATACTGTGCCTCAAAATGCTTGCGCATATCAGTGGGAAGATTGGAAAAGTCTGGAACATCCGGTCTGCCAGTCATATTACGGGCATCCTCAAAGCTTTTTACCAGTTCTGTGATTTTTTGATTTTCTTTTTTCATGATGATTTTTATTAGTTATAATATATGTTCTTTCCACAAGCCAATGAATTGTTCGCCGCAATAGTCTGATAACTCTTTGCTTTTCAAACAAAGGCGAGACCCGCTACCCGCAAGCGCATACGCATAAACGTAACGCGAAGCGCCGAAAGCGAAAGAGGAAGGAGAACCATTAGGTTTAAACCATGGATACCATCGTTTTGCATCATAATCGCATACATCAGGTACCCAACCTTCGTTAAGGGCTTTGACAATGGTTGCCAACTTCTGATAAGCTATATCATGTTTGGTAAGCCCAAGCTCCATTAGTTTGGCTTCATCAAGAGAATTAATACCTAATTCTGCACAGGCATCTTCATAGGTCTTAATCCTATCAGTTATCTTACGTTGGAAAAACTCTTTACCAAAAGATTCTTCCAATACTGTCTTTAGTTCGTCGGAACCATTATTGTAAAGTTCCATGGCTTTCTTTTCACTGATTTGTAATGTTCTCATTTTCTATTCTCTTTTTAAGTTTCTTACTCATTTTTCTGCATTGCCGGGCCTTGTCCTGCTCGCAAGGCTTTTGGCAATGCTTGTCAATCAATTCTGCACTATTGTCAAGGAGCCGAATTAGATTTTGCATATCAGTCTTGCATAGGTCCATGGCCATTCATGGGATTTCTATTTTATCAAAGTCAATACCTAGCTCATTCATAAAGTCACCTAAGGCTATGATGTTTTCACGAGTAGTAGTGACCTTGAATGCTCTCGTCAATAATTCAGACTGTCGTATTCTGGATTGACCAAAAGGTACTTGTTCGTCAACTTTTTGATTTGCCATTGAAAACGGATTGACCGGACGTGATTTGCCCTGTTCTGCTTCAGCAGCTTTACGAGCTTCTTCCGCTTGTTGCTTTTCTTGTTCCAATTTAATCTTAGCTTCTTCTGCTGCCTTAGATCGTTCACGCTGTTCTTTCAGACGGTTTGCATATTGAATCGTAGAAGTGATGTTGAGTGTATCCATGTAATAAGTACGGAGAACATCATAATCTTCGCCAAAACTTTTCAGCGTAGATAGCTCGTTTTCAACCATATCAAATATGGCATCAATATCCGAACAAACAGACTTCATGCTCGCAGTCTTGTTTAGCCATTCCAGTTTGAACACCTTGTTAAAGTCCACGAGATTAGTGTTCATGCCATCAAAATAGGTCTTGATAGTGGCTTTCTTCTTGTCTTTGTACTGTTGCTCGTTCTGCTTGACTACCGTGTCAATTTTGGCAGAGCATTCACCTATGAGCTTTATCGTTTCATTTACTACCTCCTTGAATTCTCCAAAAGGTTTCATAAACTCCTTTTCGATTTCAAGACGTTTGGAGTTAAGGGCTTTCGCTGCTTTGTTAAGAGAGGCTTTATCTTTCTTTGCCTGGTCTATATTCTCATCGGTGTAGTTGGATATGTCATACTTTGGCAAAGCTGCCATTACCATATCCCTGATTTGAATTGCGTTGGTAGTAAGACTACCTAACGTCTTTTCACTGACGACCAGTTCAAGATCGCTTTCCTGGATTGCTATCTGTGTGTCCATTGTTCCATATTTTTATTAGTCCCATCCACCATTATTGTACATAGACAAATCGGCAGAGTCTAAATTCGTTTTCTGAATAGCTTCTAAAAGCTTTTTCTTGGTTTCCCGGCACATGTTGTAACCATATCCTTTATACCGATATGTACGCTCCCATGTGCTAATTGGGAAAGGAATATTTTCATCAATAACCAGCCTTTTCATGTGAAGATGCTCGAAGAAATTTTCGTGGTGGAGCAGGCGATATTCATAACCGACTATTTCTTTGGATAAAAAAGGAATATCATCATCGTCGTTATTATCGTTATATTGTGGCTTCTTGAAATAAGCCATTTTTGCAACGGTAAAATCAAAACTTCTAAGTATTTCCTCTGGTGTGCCAAATTCGGATTCGATAAACTCAACCCAAACCTTTTCACCATCTTTCTGAAAGGCGCAAACCTTTTCATTTCGATATTTGAATTTCCAACCATCTTTCACATAGCCGTCGCTATTGAATAAATCTACTGCATCTTGGAAGTCATCGTTGCTTTCAAAGAATACATCTATATCTTTTACACGTTCACCGGAAAGGATGTTTTTAAAACACCCGCCTGCAATGAACCCGTTGTGACCTTCCATATACCTGTCAAGCCATCTGATTTGCCAAAAGTTGTCAGGGGTGTTTTCTTTATAGCTTGTATTCATCGCTCTATTGTTTTTAAGTTTCTATTCTTAAAAGACTCATGCTGTTCTTTAGTTTTAAGCCATTGGAGGCATCTTTTATTCTTAGGTACAGTCAATTGTGCAACAAGCCCAATCATTTCATCAAATGATAGTTGGTCTGTACTTTTATCTTCAACGTGCACGTCAAAACAGCCGTTATCTAATTGTTTAATTATAATATCTGGTTTCATCATTTTACACACTTTAAGTTTCTACTATATTTATCAGCTACACGTTCAATAACTTCTGCATTTTCTTCGGAAAGCCATTCTTTAGCGACATTCCAAGCTATACTTTTAGATGCTTTGAAATTGTCAATGCGTGTAGAATGATGCGACAAACGTCCTTCAGTAGGTTTTAATCCTTTGCTGTGAAGTTCGCATAATCCATCATGGAAAAACACACAATATTCGTCACCTGCTATGGCTTGAATCATAGGGATAGGAATATCAATAACCCCAATCATCATGCCGGCTTCCCATAAGGTCGGAGCTAACTTATCGGTATATCCAGCATCTATAAGGTTCTCTATATCTTGCGGAGTTCCGAGGCATGGAGTATGGCATTGCATCTTACATAACGAGCATTTGCATTCGCATGGTTTTCTGCCAGTCTTGCGGATAATGCGATGAAGTTGTGTTTCTTTTATCAATAGACTTACCATCATTCAATATCCGCTATTTGGTTAATAATGTCATCCGCTATTCTGATACGATTTTCCATTTCAGCAAAAACCTTTTCATCCGGTAGTATGCGAACAATATGAATAGGTTCTAGCTGGAATGGGTTGTAAACCACAAAATCAGTCCAGTTTGCATTACAGCACATCATGTGAGCCATACATTGATAAAAGTATTCATACTTCACTTTGAGAAGAGAATCATTGTCATAAACTTCACTTTTATATTTCATAAATGTATTTTGGGACGGACATTTTATCTCAATACATCCACATTCTCCCGATTCTTCGTCATAGAAGAAACCGTCCGGACTACTTGCGAAACTAGGAATAGTGTGGTGCTTGCACGACCCCACTTCCACAATATGCCTTTCTGTCAGTCTTGAATACAAATCACGCGCACTCGCTTCCTGCTCTGTCCCGAATTTCATAGCTTTGCTTTCTACGTTGACAACAGACAAATATTCAGCAAACGCAATATCATCGTTTACTATTTCAGGATTCATTGCCCGTTCTGCTGCAACTTGGAAAATGTAATTCTTGGCAGTATCGCTGAACATGTCGCTTCTTCCACTTTTCATAAGCAATCCAGCATTGCTACCTGTAATGTTCCCGAGACGACATCTAAACCAGTCAAGCGACTTTTGTTCCGCATTTTCTATCATAACAATGTTTTTTGAGCCGATTTATTATTCGTGTCATTTTGAGACTGATTTATAGAATGCTCCGCTTTTGACTGTTCTTCCACACCAGCGGCTTTTGCTGCGATTTCGGCAAGTTTGTTGACTTTAGATTCTTTGTCTGTGACATCCTCATATTCAGTAAACTTAACTTCTTGCTCTTCTTGTGTGTACATTGCACCTAGTTGGGCTGGAAAAGCTTCCCGTAATGCTTGAACCTTGGCAATCTTAGAAATCATAGTAGATTTTTTTTCATTCCATATAGACTGCTTTTTATCGTATTCGGAAAGATTTACTTTCGCTACAATAGGGAGTTTACGGTCAGAACGGTAAACTTCACACCACCCACCAACAAGAACATCTGTTTTTTCATTATAGAAGCATCCTTCCACTTCTACAATTTGATTGTCTCTAACTATAATAATACCGGCTTTGAAACCTTCATATTGCTCACTCGCATCAGCACGCTTGAAAAACGCTTCTTTACTGACAATAATTTGGGCCGGCTGTTGTCCAAATTTTACAAGAAATGCTTCATTCAAGAACGGGTTAAGCTGGTTGAATTTACAAATACTGATAAACTGTACAATATCTTGGTCAGAGACCTGACCGTTACCTTTTGTTAGGTAATTGCGCACAATATCAAATGATAATGCCACATCACTACCAGCAACTTGATAAATAGTCTTGCCTTTACCAAATATTGCCAATGCATCATTTTCCTGCTTTGTTAACTTATTTTCTTCCATTACTCTTAATATTTAAAGGTTTAACAATATCTCGACAACCCCTGTGCTAAGCAAAGGCTGGTTCTTTCTTCTTCTAAGCTTTTGTCGGTATATCCAGATGAAATCTTGGAAGAATGCAATTTTAGTTTATGGTTGATTTCTATTTTGACATCAATTATGTCTTCCTTGATAAGTTGGATAATCTCCTCTTTAGGAGAATACCCATATTCAGGAAGATATTCAAGTTCACATGACTCAACTTTTTTAAGTTCCTTTTCCAATTGATGAAGTTCATCATACATTTTGTTCTCTTTTATAAGTTTCATAAACGATGCCTACAGCAGCCAACAGCTCTTTCATTCTGGAGTTTTTCTTTTCCACACCATCATACATGGCTGCTTTAAATTGAACTTCGATGGCATAACTTACCAGTTCCTCATGGCTCATAGCCAACATTTCTTCTTTTGTTTTCATTGCTCTTATGTGCATTTAGTTATACATGTTTTACTTAAAATTTTACACATCATTCATTTTCTTCCTCCAGCCTTTTACCGTGCTTTTCCAAATAGACCGAAGACCAAGAAAACACGATGAATGCAATCCAAAACCATATGCTATCAGGATTAGCACTTAATACTACTACGGTAAATGATAAAACCCATATTGTCAAGAGAGGTGTTCTTTTCATAACTAGTTGATTATCTTTTTATTATGATGTAAAACTACTTTATTTTTGACTTTTGGCCAAACGTTATACTTTCAAATTCCTTGTCATTAACTTAGTATAACTATTTGGCAATCACTATTTTAAAGAAGCGTGTTTTACCACATCATAAGCATTGCAATACCATCTACCATTTTGACGGTCTGCCGGTTTTTTTTCGGCACGTATTGCACCGGAACCAACTAGACGAAACAAACGTCCTCTTCCACCAACTATATCAGCCGCTTCACGCTGACCGAAAGTCTTGTTGTTAAGAACAATCTTCAATACATCCTCGTTAATCATGCCTATTAATCTTTGAAAAGGTTATTTTTGTGAGCATATTGAATGAATTCTGACTTCTCGTGGATGTTTAATTTGATATAAACTGATTTGATATGATTTTTTACAGTATGAGGAGAGAGATATAATCTGTCTGCAATCTCATCATTGTCAAGTCCATCATAAACCAGATGCATAACTCTCATTTCCGCATCCGATATACGGCTATTGAACTGTGGATTGCAAATGACACCTTCATACTTACATTCACCTCGCATTGGGCATCTTACACGCTCAAAATTAAAACCTCCTTTTTTATCAATATCACGACTGGTATTATCCAGTTCCCCAAAATTGCATTTACAGAATCTATTGACCATCAGAAACTGAAAATATGGGATATTTCCCGAACTTTTTCTATAACATTCCGTTAATGCCTGATAAGCTTTAGGATAACATTCCCTTATGCGCTCCAAGATGTCTTTAACAAGAATCGTATCCTTGTCTGTAATCGGATTGTTGCTTCCGTCAGGGAACATACACCAAAGTTCGTCTTCAAATATGTAGAATTCTAAATCTTTCATGGCTCATTATTTTTCACTTTACCATAAATTCTCTGGAGATATTCCAGTTATTTCTGAAAGCACAGAAATATGTTCCGGTTTATTGGGCTTCATGCCGTACATAATCCAGTTCCTTACAGCAGTAGAGGAAACTCCGGTTTTTTTTGCTATTTCATTAATGAACTCTGTTTTTGGATGAGTTGAATCCGGAAGGTTTTGGTAATAGCCCTTTAGGGTCATTTGTGAACCTTCCGCATAGATTTCACTTGTTTTTAGTTTATCTTTCATTATCTTTGTAGTATTGTATATTATATGCTTTTGCAAATATATCAATTATAGATAAATAAACACTATAAAACAGATATATTTAACTTATTTTTATATGGATAACAGATTAAAGTATCTAAGGAAATATCTAAGGATGACCCAGGCACAACTTGCTGAAGTATTACACATGAGGCAAAATAGTTATTCTCAGATTGAAATAGGAAACGTATCACTAACAGATAAAAATAAATATTTGTTAGAGAATAAGTATCATCTAACCCCAGGGTGGTTGGACGGAGAAGATGTACCAATGTTCATAAAAGGGGATGCTATAGCTGGAATTATGGAAAAAAGACTTCCTATAACCAACAAGGAGAAGCTGAAAGAACAAATATTGGATGAGCTTGTGGAACAAAGGCTGGAAACACCAAATAGCTGTGTAACAATGAGCAGAGAGGTTTTCGAGCAAATATCAAGGCTAACAGAAACCGTACTGTCTCAGCAAAGAACCATAGAGTCTATGCAGGACCATAATAAAAAATTTCTTGCCCAGCAGGAAAATGCTGTCAGATGTGCGCATGCAAGTGGGTCGGATATTTCAATGAACGACATAAAGAGCCAAAGTATAAATAAAGAATAAAATGAATATATCAGACGAAGGAATAGCTATAAGCAATCGTTTTTTTAAAGCGATAGCAATACTAAAGGAACAAAAAAGGATTAGAGGGCTACAGACTTTCACAAGAAGGCACAACCTGAACCGGTGGAATGTAAACCAAGTAAAATTCTATCCGGGAAGAAGCGTATTGAAACCCGAATGGATTGTTTACATACACGAGGATTACGGCATATCGGTAGAATGGATAATATTAGGCAAAGAACCTATTTTTGACCCGAACTGGAAAGAAAAGGAATAA